TTCTCACACTTACAAGATACAACTACAATACAATTCATTTCTAGAAAAAATGGAGCTGGTGTATCTTTTGATATGTTAGATTCTGCCGGTGGAAGTGCTTTCACTATGTTAGATTCTACTATTGCTACACAGACAGCTACAGTACAAGCAATCCCAGCTAACTCAGTTAGATTAGGTTTTGCTTATCAACCAGCTGGAAGTGAAGTAGGCGTTACTGCAAATCAATTTAAATTGTACCTAAACGGTAATCCGGTTGGAGTACAAGCAGCTACGACTGTACCTGATGATATTGCATTAGAACTAAATATTATGGGTGCACACAAAGGTACAAATGCTAATCATTTAGTATGTGACTACTTTAATACGTTCCAATCTAGAGTGGCTGGAACTGGCGTAAGCGCGTAATATAAATAATTAAAGTGCTCCTTCGGGAGCACTTTTATAAGGAGAAACATTATGGCATTAGGCGGCGGTGGATCATTTTCAAGTGATCAAACAACATTACAAAAAGATACTGGTACTATAACTTTGTTGAGAGCGGGTAGAGCTAGAGTTACTTCTATTCAAGGTAGAGGTGAAGCAGGTTCTGTTTTACTTTTACATGACTCAGCTACAACAGGTGGAGCTGCAGCAGGTAATTTAATGGCAACATTTAAATACGACACTGAAGGACTAGCAGTATTTGTTCCGGGTTCTGGAATTTTATTTAAAGATGGAATTTGTGCAACATTATCACAAACAACAGGATCTGACGGAAGCGCTACACTAACTATCACAGGAGCGTAACATGGCGAACACTACTTCGGGTTCTTATGTTTTTGATAAGAACTTTCAGATAGATGAAATAATTGAAGAAGCATACGAAAGAATAGGTATGCAAGGTGTTTCTGGTTATCAATTAAGAACAGCCAGAAGATCTTTAAATATCATGTTTCAAGAGTGGTCCAACAGAGGACTGCACTATTGGGAAGTAGCAAATAATTCAATAACTTTAGTAGATGGCCAATCTGAATATATCATGTACCGATCAACCGGTGATGGTACTTCAGACGCCACTGCTGTATATGGTGTTGATGATGTTTTAGAAGCTGTGTACAGAAACTCTTCTAACGCTGATTCACCATTAACAAAAATAAGCAGATCTCAATATTCTGCTTTTTCAAACAAAACTGATAAAGGAACTCCGACTCAATATTGGGTTCAAAGATTTATAGATAGAACTACTATCACTTTATATCTAACACCAGGTGCTTCTCAAGCAGGAAACACTATCAATTATTATTACGTAAGAAGAATTCAAGATGTTGGGGACGCTTACACTAACGCTGCAGACGTACCATACAGATTTGTTCCTTGTATGGCTTCAGGTTTAGCTTTTTATTTAGCACAAAAATATAACCCACAAGCTGCTCAACAAATGAAATTATATTATGAAGATGAATTACAAAGAGCACTTTCAGAAGATGGCTCACCAGTAAGTACATATATTAGTCCGAAAGTATACTATCCGGAGATTGGTTAATGGGTAATTTTGCTTCAGGTAAACACGCATACATGATCTCAGACCGATCAGGTCTAAGATATCCATATAGAGAAATGGTGCAAGAATGGAATGGTGCATGGGTGCATACTTCAGAGTATGAGCCTAAACAACCACAATTACAACCTAGACCAACAACTGCTGATCCACAAGCTTTACAACATGCAAGACCAGCAAGAGAAGCATTACCAACTTCCTCTGTTTTAAGAACAGATCCTTTTACAACAATAGCTGCATCAACTGTAGTAAATGTTCAAACATCAGACGATATAATTCTTGATGATACAAATCCGTTTCAAACAGATGATGCTATAAGATTTTATGAGGTTAAATCTCCAGTTGGAGGCGTATCTGTAGACAGGCTTCAAATGGGAACTACTTTAAATGGAAATATTTCTGCGTCCGCTACTACTATAACTTTAACAGATGCAACTAATTTTCCAACTAGCGGTTTTATTGTAATAGAAAAAATCGATGAAGATTCTAGCTCTTCAACCTTTGGAGAGTATCAGGATGAAACAATTCAATACACAGGTAAAGCAGGAAACGATTTAACCGGATGTACTCGAGGAACATCATCACCAACTTATGGAAGAACTTATCCCAAAACTGTTGCAACCACTCATGATTCAGGTGCAAAAGTTTTTGGATCATATAAGATAACAAGACAAATAAAAAGCGCAACTAACGATGCCGGCTCATCACAAAACTATAGCAATAGTTTTACTTTTGATTTAGCTGCTGTTGCATCTAGTGCAGAAACTGGAGGAGGATTTTTTGTGTTTGCAGGACCTGTAAACCAAAGAGCATAATATGTCAGGAATTAGTTACACTACATTAGTTACACAAATTAGAAGTTACACGGAAGTAGACTCCAATGTTTTAACAACAGATGTTTTAGAAAATTTAATTTTAAACGCACAACAAAGAATATTTTTAGATATTCCAATGGACTCTGATAGATTTGCATCACAAGGAACTTTTGTTGCAGATGATAATACTATTAATGTTCCTGCAGGGGCATTTTTTGTAAGGGGTATTGAAGTATTTAATTCTACAGCCAATACAAATGGTGCTGGTCAATGGCTAGAGAAAAAAGATCAGACATATATTTCAGAATACGTAGGAAAACTAACAGGACCAGAAGGCTCTCAAACGGGTCAAGACGTAACAGGTCTGCCTAAATACTACGCTATGTTTGGTGGATCTACTGGGTTAAGTACGACTACATCTGGAGGTATCTATGTGGCACCTACACCAGATGCTAATTACCTATTTAATATATACTATAATAAAATGCCTGCTACACTAGAATCTAGTAATCAAACCAACTATGTCAGCCTGCATTTCCCTCAAGGGCTTCTATATGCTTGTTTGGTTGAGGCATATGGATTTTTAAAAGGTCCAATGGATATGTTGACATTATATGAAAATAAATATAAACAAGAGGTACAGAAGTTTGCGGGAGCGCAAATTGGTAGACGAAGAAGAGACGACTACACTGATGGAACAATCAGAATACCAGTCAAATCTCCGTCTCCGTAATAAGGAGAAAACACTATGGCGATATCATCAGCAATATGTTCAAGCTTTAAGCAAGAACTACTACAAGGTAAACACAGTTTAGATACTTCTGGAAACGGAGGAGACACTTTTAAACTTGCAATGTACACTAGTTCAGCATCTTTGGGAGCTACTACAACTGCTTATTCAACATCACAAGAAATTTCAGGAAGTGGATACAGTGCTGGTGGAACTGCTCTGACAAATACTGGAGTTGGTCTAAATTCAACTACTGCGTTCACTGATTTTTCTGATATAAGTTTTACTAGTGCTTCATTCACAGCTAACGGTTGTTTAATTTACAACACGACTACAGCTGGAGGATCTGGTACTACAAACGCAGTTTGTGTAATAGCTTTCGGAGGAGACAAAACAGTTTCTTCAGGAACTTTTACAATTCAGTTTCCAACTAACGATTCTAGCTCAGCTATCATAAGACTGACGTAAGGAGATAATTCCTTATGGCGGACCAAACGTACACAGTAACGGTCGCATCCGGGACGTTATATATTTCTGGTGGCACTGGAAATGTATATTATCTTAATGGTGCACGTGACATGGCCCTTGAATGGGTTGAAGGTGGCACGTTACGTTTTGATCAAAGCGATGCTTCAAATAATAACCACCCTTTATTATTTACTACTAACACTGGCGATCCTAATAGTAATATTATTTCAGCTGGTGTTACATATTATTTAGATGGTGCCAGCAACGAATCCACTTACAGAAACACTACAAATTTTAACGCAGCAACTACAAGATACGTAGAAATAGCACCTGCGTCTTCAACTGATTTTTATTATTATTGTTATGTTCACGGCATCGGAATGGGTGGTGCTATTGACGTTACTCAAAATACCTGGGGAGCAGGATTATGGGGTGAGAACCAATATGGATCTCAAAACCACGTAGATATTTTACCAAGTAGTTTAACCATTGCATCAAGTTTAGCGGATCTTTCTGCTTTCTCTGAAAACGGTTGGGGTAGAGATGCTTGGGGTGAAGAACCATGGGGAGATAGTTTTGATCCTATTGTTGCTCTTCCAACACTAACAAATATGTCAGCTGTGTTGGGCACTTTAGATTATGCTCAATCTGAAAACGGTTGGGGTAGAGATACTTGGGGATCAAACCAGTGGGGCACAGATGAATCTGGCGCAATATTAACTGGACTTGAAATGAATATGTCTCAAGGTCCAGAAGGATGGGGCGAGTCTGCATGGGGAGATAACCAATGGGGTGGTGAATTAGTTATATCACCTGCAAGTATTATTGCAGTTTCTGGTCAATCAATTACTTCAGCACAAGGAAGCACTACACAAGAATTTGACATGATCTTTGGAATCACTGGAGTTTCTTCAGGAGTTGCAATAGGAACTTTAAGTATAAATGATGGTTCAGATCATCAACAAGGTCTAGGTAGTGTAACAATAGGATCTGCTGTTGGTTCTCTTGGCAATAAACAAACTTATGAAATAAGCGGAGTCTCAATGGGATCTGCTGTTGGTACTCCACAAGTTGATGACACTTTAATTGTAAATCCTAGTGGAGTTACTATGGGATCCGCGGTTGGATCTACAACTGTAGATCAAATGAAAGTAGGATTAACTGGAGTATCTGCTCCATTTAGCGTTGGTTCTACCACTGTTGATGATATTACAGTAGGCTTGACAGGAATCAATTTAACTAGTAATTTAGGAACCGTAGGCTTTGGTGCGTTGGCGTATAAAGATATTGACATAACATCTACGACATCGTATACAGACATAACGCATGCAGCGTAAATAGGAGTTTTTTATGGCATCAACATATACACCTCTCGGCGTAGAGAAAATGGCAACCGGTGAAAATGCCGGAACTTGGGGAACAAAAACAAATACTAATTTAGAAATCATCGAGCAACTTGCCGGTGGATATGCATCACAAGCAGTCAGTGGAACAGGGGATACAGCTTTAGCTGTTTCTGATGGAGCTACTGGAGCATCAATGGCTCACAGAGTTATCGAATTAACTGGAACTATTACAGGAAACATTACTGTATCAATTCCTTTAGATGCACAACAATTATATGTTATTAAAAACACAACTTCAGGTGCCTACACTGTAGAATTTCAATACACAAGTGGTTCAGGTACTAGTGTTACTTGGGCTGCTACAGACAAAGGAACAAAATTACTTTATGCAAAAGCAGATGATGGGACTAACCCTAACATCGTAGATGTCGGTTTTTCTCAAATCACTGGAACTGAAACATTAACAAACAAAACTTTATCATCACCAAAAATCGATACCGGTTTATTTGATACAAACGGAAATGAATCTATTTTATTTACTGCCACAGGTTCAGCGATTAATGAAATCACTGTAACAAATGCAGCAGCTTCAGGAGATCCTAAAATATCTGCAACAGGTGGTGACACAAACATAGATTTAAATTTAGCTGCAAAAGGAACTGGAGTTGTCCAATCAAATGGAACAGCAATGTTAGTTGCTGGTAAACAAACTATATGGGTTCCTGCTACAGCAATGTATGCAACAACTACAAATGGATGTGCGGACATCGATCAAACAGAATTAACAGCTGGTCAACCAGAACTTAAAACATTAGATTTCGATCCTTCTTCTGATGAGAATGCGCAATTTACTATTGCATTCCCTAAAGCGTGGGATCCATCACAACTTATAATGTATCAAGTTTTTTGGACAGCTAACTCAACAAATACAGGTAACTGTATTTGGAATTTAAAAGGCGTGGCAATAGCAAACGATGATGCGATTGATGCAGCGTTTGGAACTGCAATAGCGATAACTGATGCTCATAGCGGAACAGCTAATGACCTAAATGTTACTGCTCAAAGTAGTTCAGTAACTATAGCTGGATCACCGGCAGCTGATGAAGATGTGTTTTTTAACATTTCAAGAGATGCAAATGACGGTTCTGATACGTTTACAGGTGACGCTAAATTACTAGGAATCAAATTATTCTTTGCTACTAATCTGCCTAACGACGCATAATAGGAGGACGTAGTGTCAAACTTTGGATATAGAGTATTAGGTTTCGGAGCCGGCGGTAGAACTGTAACCCCTTACGTATCAGCAACTGGCGGAAATACCACATTAACAGACGGTAACTTTAAGATTCACGTTTTTACAGGCGATGGTACTTTAACTGTTGCTAACGAAGGAACACCTTTAGGTTCAAATTCAGTAGAATATTTTGTTATTGCAGGTGGTGGCCCAGGTGGTGGAAAATACCGTGGAGCAGGCGCAGGAGGCGGAGGCTGGAGAACAAACTATCCAAGTCCAGCTACAGGCGGCCTTGCAATAGGATTTCAAGCATACCCTGTACAAGTTGGTGCAGGTGGTGGATCACCTCCAAACAGAGGATCAGCAGCGACACCTTCAATTTTTAGTACGATCACTTCTACAAGAGGTGGAGGACACGGCCAACCTGGAGGATCAGGAGGCGGAACTAACGGAACATCTGGACAAGGCTCTGGAAACGCAGGTGGATTCTCTCCACCAGAAGGAAACCCAGGAGGAAACTCTACGGGTGGATGTTCGCCGGGAGCAGGCGGCGGAGGCGGAGCGAATAGCCCAGGAACTAACGGATCACCTGGATTTACTACACCAGCAGGAAGTGGTGGAAACGGATCAGGTATTTCAACATCATTTTTTGGACCGGGAGCACCGAGTTACGGAACACCCGGACCATCGGGTTCAGAGAGATATTTTTCTGGCGGTGGCGCAGGAGGAACTTATTCCCCAGGCTCACCAGGGTCAGGAGGATACGGTGGTGGAGCCCAAACAAACAGTCCTTCTCCAGCTAATTCTGGAGGCGGTGGCGGAGGTGGAAACACTGGCGCAGGTTGTTGTTCACCGGGATTAGGAGGATCAGGATTTGTAGCGATTAGATACAAGTTCCAATAATATTATGGCACACTTTGCAAAATTAGATGAAAACAACGTTGTACTTTCTGTTCATTCAGTAGGTGATGAACACCTTATGAAAAATGGAGAAGAGAATGAAGAAGTTGGTATTAACTTTTTAAAAAACGTACACGGTTGGGAAAATTGGAAACAAACTTCATACCACACAAGAAGAGGAAGATATTTAAATCATGATGGATCAGTTGCATCTGATCAAAGTAAGATGTTAAGATATAATTATGCAACCCCTGGATCTACATATGATCCAGTAAAAAATGCGTTTATATTACCCAGAGCTAGAAATGACGACGGGGTAGTATTTGACAGTTGGACAATAAACGAAACTACAATGGATTGGGAAGCACCAACTCCAGAACCTTCAAGCCAAACTAATGGCGTAGATGATTTTTATCATTGGAATGAAGGAACTCAATCATGGGACAAAGAGGTTATTTGGCGGGAAGGAATGTAATACACTAAGTTCCTATGAAAGAAGTACAGCTATCTAAACAATTTATTCTACACGGAAAACTACCCTTATCATTATCTAAAGTTAATTTTGAAAATGTTTATGACTATATAAGTTGGAACATTCAAGATCTACATGAGCGAAAATTAAATAGATTTAAAGACGCTCACGTGCCTCTATCACAAGATATTATTTGGATATTAGATTACGCTGAAGCAAAATATCAATTAAAAACAGGTAAGACGTTAAGAAGAAAAACCCATGATGTTATGGTTCATTGGAAAAATGAAGGATCTATAAAACGACATCATTTAGATTATGCTGATTTAAAAAACAGTCCAGATATTGTTATGCTTTATTTTATAGATAGTGATGACAATGATATGATAATAGAGTATGATAACAACCGTAAGAAAGGGGTGTATTGGAATATGCCGATAGAAAGCAACAAGTATGTAATGTTTAATTCTAATCTAGAGTATTATCTTTTACCCAATAAATCAGATGACCAAAGAATAGTTTTAAGAGTTACTTATGAAGAAACAACACCGCATTGTTAATAATTTTTTATCTAGAGTCGATCTAGAAAGAATGTTGCAAGATGTAAAGTTAAACTTTGAAAACAATGTTCATGAGGATGAGTTGAAGTCAGGATTACAGACTTATTCTAATTTGCATATTGTTAATAGAGGTGAGCATTGGAAAAATTTTTTTAATAAATTAAATATAGAAATGAAAAAGTTTAATAAAAAACATATTCATAAATGTTGGGGTTTAAAGATTGATAGAAAACAAGATCCTCATTATCATAGACATGGTAACTTTGTGACTAGTGTTTATTATCTTCAAAACGAGGACCCTAGTTTAGGCACGCACCTAAAAGATGAGGACACAGTAATACCAGGACGTGAGAATTCTATTGCAATATTTGATGGCGACATCTTACACGATGCAGTTTTTCCAGAGAATAAATTAAAACAACCTAGATATACTTTAATTACAGATTACTACGAATGAATTTAAAAAATACATATTGGTATTTTCAAAGTGCCTTATCTCCTAAATTTTGTGATGAACTTATTGAACACGGTAACATGCAAAAAGAACAAAGAGGTATAACAGGTAAGTTTAAAGATAAGGAAGCTTTAGTAGGTGCTGATCTTAAAGATTTAAAAAAGAAAAGAGATTCTAACATTGCTTGGTTAAATGACCAATGGATCTATAAAGAAATACTCCCTTATGTAAAAATGGCTAATGAAAATTCAGGTTGGAATTTTCAATTCGATGTTACCGAATCTTTTCAATTTACTAAATACAAATTAAATCAATACTATGGCTGGCATTGTGACTCTTGGGATATACCCTACCATAAACCAGACGATTTAAACTTACACAATAAAATAAGAAAACTATCTGTTACATGTAGTTTATCTGATCCTAAAGATTATGAAGGCGGAGAACTAGAGTTTGCTAAAAATAACAACGAACCCGGAAAGAAAATTGAAACAGGTGTATGCTCAGAAATATTGCCTCGAGGCTCTATTGTAGTGTTTCCATCTTTTATGTGGCACAGAGTAAAAAAAGTTACGAAAGGAACTAGATATAGTTTAGTGGCTTGGACTTGTGGTAAACCTTATCACTAGACAAATACTATAGATAAGATATATATGAATTATGAAAGATAGTATAAGAGAAGAAAGTTATTTTGCATCACCTGTGTGGCTAGACTATAGACCTGAGTGGGTCAATACTTTAAATAAAGCAGGTAACATTCATATTAAAAATGCGAGAGCAAAAAATAAAGACTTGATTAAAGATACAAAAGACTTCGGACTTATTCATCATTCTGATGAATTGCAATCAGACCCTAATTTTAAAACTTTGTTAGATTACATAGTAGACAAAAGCTGGCATTTTTTAGATAGTCAAGGATACAACATAGAAAACTATATTCCTGTAGTAACGGATTTTTGGTTACAAGAATTTTCTAAAAATGGTGGATCTCATCAACATACACATGTTCATCCTAATAGTCATGTATCAGGTTTTTATTTTTTAAAATCTTCAGCTGCAACTGCACAACCTGTTTTCTTTGATCCACGGCCATCAGCTGCAATGGCAAAGCTACCAGTTAAAATAAATAAAGATATAAACTCATCTAACATACAGGTTTCTCATCAATGTAATCCAGGTGCTTTGATGTTCTTTAATAGTTATCTACCGCACGCTTTTACAGTTGATCAAGGCAAAGAACCTTTTAGGTTTGTACATTTTAACATTCAAGCAGTACACAAAGATTTAATACAAGGAACGGCACCAACAATATGAGTTTTAAGAAAAAGAAATACGAAGTAATCAAACAAGCTATTAGTCCTGAACTAGCTCAGTTCTGTTATAATTATATATTATTAAAAAGAGATGTAGCTCACACTATGTTTAAAAGTCAATACATATCCCCATTCGAAGAAGCCTTTGGAGTTTGGGAAAAGGTTACTCAACAGGTTCCGGATACTTATGCTCATTATGCTGACATAGCGATGGAGACACTACTACTTAAACTACACCCACTTATGGAAAAGAAAACAGGAATGAATCTTTTTGAAAACTATTCTTATGTCAGAGTTTATAAAAAAGGTGATGTTTTAAAAAGACACAAAGATAGATTTAGTTGTGAGATATCTACGACGTTAAATTTAGGTGGAGACCCATGGCCTATTTATCTAGAACCATCTGGTAGACATGGTTTAAAGGGAACTAAGATAAATTTAAAACCTGGAGATATGTTGATATACAGAGGAGAAGACCTAGAGCATTGGAGAGAATCATTTACTGGAGAAAAATGCGCACAAGTTTTTTTACATTATAATAGTGAAGATACAAAAGGATCTGAAAATAATTTATACGATACAAGACCTCATCCTGGTTTACCTTCATGGTTTAAAAGAAAGAGCTACTGTTAATGATTACACATGTTGATAACTATTTATTCAGTAAAAAGATAGATACCATAGATAATAAAACTTTAACTGAAGATTGTTTAGACATAGAAAAAAAGTTATTACTAACCTTTCCTGTTATTGATAAAAGATTTTATGGCACATTATCTACTGCTCATCATTACGAATACAATATGCTAACCTTTCCAGCTAAACAAATTAATAAATTATACTACGAGTTACAAAATATAGTTTCTCCTTACTTAGAAGACAGAACATATTATATAAAAAGTTGGTTGAATGTTTTTAGAAAAGGTCAGAAAATAGATTGGCACGATCATTGGCCTTCTAAATTAAAAGTTTGGCATGGTTTTTATTGTGTGCAAGTAGGTAAAAGTTATACTGAATATAAAATACCTGAAGTAAAAAAAATAATTAAAATAGATAGTGAAGAAGGTTTAATTGTATTTGGAAAAAGTGATGGGGACAAGCATAGAAGTTCACCGTGGAGAGAAACTAAACGACATAGAATTACAATTGCTTTTGATATTATACCGATAGAATCGATTGAGTCTAAATTACAGGGAAACCATTTTATACCATTTAAGATATGATAGACGTAGCTGAAATACCTATAAGAGTTTGTAAGTCTGATAAGCTAGATAATAAAAAACTAATAGCTGCTTTCAAAGAATACATAGTTGGTGTTCCATCTGGAACAGGTGTTTTAGATTTACCACATTCTGAGATCATCAAATTAAACCAAAGCTATTATAAAATTATAAGTTCAATGTTTCCAAAAAATGTAGTGGATAAAACACAGTCGTGGATTGTTACTGAAACAAATAGTGAAACAGGATGGCACAACAACTTTCAAGAAAAACATAAATCTAAAGTACAGGTATCGGGGATCTGTTATCTTACCGAAACAAAACGTGGAATAGAATTTCAAAACAATTTTTTTAAAGCCGAAACTATACCCGTGTTAGATCACTGGTATATATGGCCTTCTCAATTAGGACATAGATCAAACGAAATTAAATGGGCTGTAGCAACCAATACTATTTTTAAATAAATGTTAGATATAAAAGTAACAACCATAGAACCTGAGTTAAATAAAAAAATTAAAAAAGTTGTGTGTGCAGAAAAACACAAATGGAAAAAAGATTTAAACAATGTTAAAGCTTTGACATCCGGTTTTAATCCAGACTATACTTTCTTTAATGAACTCTATGATTTTTCATTTAATTATTTAAAAAAGTATACGCAGACAAAATTAAATAAGTCTTGGTGGTGGGCAAACTATTACTCTAAAGACCATCACTGTAATCCTCACAACCATGAGCCTGAATTATTATCATGTATTCTTATTGTAAAGTCCTCTTCTGATAACCCACTTTATTTTATAAATAACGATAAAAAATATTTTATGATAGAAGAAGACGGAATGATAATATTTTTTGATTCAAGGTATCAACACGGTGTAAAAAAATGTAAGCACAGAAGAATTACATGTGCATTGGATTTTAAATGATTGAATACTATCACCCATTCTTTGGACCATTTTTAATGCAGACCAAGATAACTAATGAAGAAGTAGCTGCTATAAAAAAGCTATGTGTCAAATCAAAAAAACTTGATTTTAGAAAAAAATTAGCTGGGGTTATTGAACACGAGTATACTATTAATAGAAAAGAATATCAAAAAATTATAAAAGAATATCTAGATTGCTATAAACATGGTTATCAAAAGTTTCACAATAATACTCTTGGACCTTTAACATGCAATTCTGCATGGGTTAATTATATGGTAGCTGGAGAATCTAATCCTCCACATACACATAGTAGCTGTCACTTCTCTAGTGTTTTATATTTAGATACTCCTCCTGGTCTTATAAAAGAAAATAAAGACTACTTGGGTTCTTCTGAAGGACCTGGTGCTATCATCTTTAGATATGGAGAACAGAGAATGCACAACATAACAGAACATGCACACTTACCTGAATCTGGAGATCTGTTTATTTTCCCGTTTAATCTAATGCACTATGTTGTTCCCTTTAAAAGCAAAGGCGAAAGAATTTCTGTAGCCGCTAATTTTACAACTGATCTGACTCTTTCTAAGGGTGTAATAGAGTGATAGACGTAAGTCCCTTTAAAGACCACTTACTACATAAAAAGAAAGTCTTGGACCTAATTAAAAAAATGCCAGATGTAACTATAAAAGATCATACAGAGTCTTTGACCAAAACAGACTTCTATTTAAAACCAAATGATACTAGAGAATACTGGGACTATTTCTTTCCTCACTTAGAAACATTTTTATTAAACATGGCTGCTTCTTTAAAAAGCCAATACTACATTATACATAGAGCTTGGTATCAACAGTACTGTAAACAAAACTTTCAAGGTTGGCACAATCATTCTAGCTGTCAGTTTTCTAGTGTGTATTTTTTAGAATTACCCGATCCTCAAGTAGCAACAGAGTTTGAAGACGGATCTAAAGTAGAGGTAAAAGAAGGAGACATTCTTACTTTCTCATCTCATCTTTACCATAGGTCACCAATTAATAATTCTAATAAACGTAAAAGTGTAATAGTATTTAACTCTTCTTTTGAAGGATACATATCATGATAGATATAAAAAGAAGTTTTTTACCAAGAGAAGAATTAGTAGAATTAAATAAGACAGTATTAGGCAACTTATTTGAATGGTTTATTCAGGGAGTGTATGATGACAACGATACTCATAAACAATTTGTACATATATTCTATAAAAATGGTAAACCCTCAAGTCATCATTTTTCTATAATTAAACCGGTTTTAAACCAATTAAATATTGAGAACTTAATAAGGGTTAAATTAAACCTATTAACCAAAACATCAAAGATCATAGAGCATGATTATCATAGAGATAATGAGTCCTCTAATGCATTGACTTCTATCTTATATCTTAATACTAATAATGGTTATACAAGATTTAAAGATCAGAATGTGAAGTCACAGGCAAATACCTTGCTTACATTTCCAAGTGCTACGTTTCACTCAGGAACAACCTGCACTGACAAGGACTTTAGATTAGTATTGAATGTAGTTTACGAGGCTTTTTAAGCCTTTAAACTATTGATTGATAAAATTAAGCCTTAATAGTATAAGGATTTATGCTACAGAAACTAGGATTTTTACCCGGATTTAACAAACAAGTCACAGAAACTGGGGCCGAAGGCCAATGGTTTGATGGCGATAATGTGCGTTTTAGATACGGAACACCTGAAAAAATAGGTGGTTGGCAACAGTTGGGAAGCGATAAACTGACAGGTGCTGGCAGGGCTCTTCATCAATTTGACAATAACGCAGGTATTAAATATGCTGCTATAGGCACAAACAAAATTTTATATGTTTACTCTGGGGGTCAGTTCTATGACATACACCCAATTAGAACTACAATTAGTGGGGTAAACTTTTCAAGTACAAATGGCTCACCAACAGTAAGAATAACTTTTCCAACTCCACATAACTTACAAGATGATGACATTGTCTTGTTTGAAAATGTAAGTGGTATCTCTGGTTCTGGTTCTGCATTTACAGATGGTAACTTTAATAATTTAAAATACATGGTTGCTTCTGCACCATCAGCAACTGCCATAACTGTTACAATGGGCGGTAATGAAGGAGCTAGTCCAATGACTAACGTAGGTAGCGCAGATGCCTTATTGTACTATCGTGTTGGACCTTCTCAACAAGTTGGAGGTTTTGGATGGGGTACTGGACAATGGTCAGGAACTGTTTCAGGACCAGCTACAACTACTTTGAGCACAGCTTTAACAGATACTGTAACTACAACTATAGTCATCGCTGACTCTACACAGTTTCCAGCATCAGGAGAAATTAGAATAGGAACTGAAGATATATCTTACACAAACAATAACACGGCAACAGGGACCTTGAGTGGAGGAAACAGAGGTGTAAACGGAACCACTAAGGCTACTCACTCAGCTGGAGTTACAGTAACCAACATCTCGGCTTTTGTTGCTTGGGGTGAATCCTCTTCTGATGACGTTACTCTTGATCCAGGTCTTTGGGTATTAGATAATTTTGGAACTAAACTTATTGCACTAATTTATAATGGTGCATGTTTTGAATGGGACTCTGCTCCTACTAATGCAACAGCAATTAGAGCTACCATAATAGCCAATGCACCAACAGCATCTCGTCACGTAATGGTTTCTACACCAGATAGACACTTAGTATTTTTTGGAACTGAAACAACAGTGGGCAGCACTGCCAGTCAAGACGATATGTTTATAAGATTCTCAGATCAAGAAAATATTAGCGGCACAAATGCATACACTGTAACTGCAACCAATACTGCAGGAACGCAAAGACTTGCTGATGGCTCTAAAATAATGGGAGCTATTAGAGGTAGGGATGCTATTTACGTTTGGACCGATACCGCATTGTTTCTTATGAGATTCGTAGGTCAACCTTTTACATTTGCTTTTGAACAGGTAGGAACTAACTGTGGTCTGTTGGGTAAAAATGCTGCTGTAGAAGTTGACGGTTCTGCATATTGGATGTCAGAAAATGGATTCTTTACTTATGATGGTCAGTTAAAATCAATACCATGTTTAGTAGAAGATTTTGTTTATGACGATATAAATACTACAGCAAGAGATCTTGTTAATGCAGGATTAAATAATTTGTTTGGTGAAGTAACATGGTTCTATTGCACTAATGGATCTAACATAGTTGACAGATCAGTAACATATAATTATCTAGACTCAAAACCACAAAGACCTATTTGGACAACAGGATCTTTAGCTAGAGCAGCCTGGGCTGACTCAGCTGTATTTGGTAGACCACATGCAACTTCATATGATCCTGATAGTCAAGATTCTTACGATGTTGCAGGAAATACCGATGGTTGCACAATATACTATGAGCACGAAACAGGGACCGATCAAGTATTGGCAGGAGGAGCAACAACTGCTATACTTGGAACTATATCTTCAGGTGACTTTGATATTACTCAAAGAGTGGCTAGGGGCGGGCAAATGTCTGTAGGTATGCCAGATCTTAGGGGTGATGGTGAATTTATGATGAAAATAAGTAGGTTTTTACCAGACTTTATTTCACAGGTAGGAACCACAACAATAGACTTTACAACTAGAGATTTTCCTAATAGTTCTTCTCAAACACAGACCTTTACAACAACGTCGGCAACGACTAAAGTAGATACTCGTGTAAGAGCTAGATCAATTGCGTTGACTGTAAAAAATACTTCAACCTCACAAGATTGGAAACTCGGCACATTTAGATTGGATATACAACCGGACGGGAGAAGATAATGCCACCAGATTTTTATAGCGACAGGGACAAACAGATATACGAACAATATCAATTCATACCTCAACAAAAGTATCTTTCAACTCCGTTTCAATTACCAGAACCACCAGGGGTAGAACCACCTGAGTCTGGCAGCGGTATTAGTACACTTCCTGTGTATATGGGAGGAGGAAGTGGTGGTGCACCAGCGGATGTAAAAGACTTATTGTTTGATTATCAAAATGCTATTAATAAACGACAAAGATTATTAGAAAACCCAGGTACTTTCGCACAAAAAATTTATGACATGGGTTTTCCAAAACAAAGATCAGTAGAGCAAATGATGAGAGATGCTGGAGAATATAATAGAGGTATAATGGCTTCTAGACCTGACTCTCCTCTAAATCAAAAAATTATGGATTACATAAAAGCAAACCCGACTAAAAAGTTTTCTGTTGATCCAGATTTTGGTGAAATGAGTTTTGGTAAACAATTAAACAAATACACTGATGATGAATTTAGAGAAGCAAACCCAGAGCTATTTGTTCAACAAGGTATGTTTGAAGATCCATTGGATGTAAGAACTCAATTACCTTTTGGTGCAACAGGTATTCTTCAAGCAGTGTTACCTGATAGCTATTACAGTAAAATGACAATGCCTCAACAAATTTATACACAAAGTCAAATGGGATACACTGGACCAACAATATTCGGAGAAAATAATACTGGATTACCTAAAGATGTTTTTGGTAGAAATGTAAGATCTGCTTTTGGTAACTATGCAGAAAAACAACAAAAAGACATAGACAAATTAGATGATTATTTTTCAAGTGATGCCTTTAGTAAGAAGTATGGTGAAACAGAATTAGTACAAGATGAGTTTGGTAACTTCACTTTTCAAAATCTTATTAACCCTGCACTAGCAGCTAAAGCTAATCAAATGAATAAACTAAATTTAACTAGATACAATTATGATAAAAAAGGTTTACAAGAGTTAAAAGGTATTGAAGACCAGACTGGTTTTACAGGTATAATGGAAGCAGAAAATGTAGGATATACTCCTTATGGAATTACTCAAGGAGTTTCTGATGCTGATTATACTGGAGGCGGTAATATAGATAGAGCTATCGATCAAGCTAGAGCAAGAAGTGATGCTACTACACCAGATGATTTTGGACAATCAGAAGGTATGGATGATGGTTGGGAGGATTAAATGGCAAAAATTGTACAATCATTAACAAGAGCAAGTAGAGAATATGAAGAGAGAACTTTTCAATCTTTAGTTAGAGACTTGGACGGTGTAATAACAAAATTAAATTCATCTTTTCAAGATGAGTTAAAACAAGAAATAGAAGCAAGAAGTTTCTTTTTAGATTCATAATGGCTACAGTAAATCAATTTAAATTCTTTGGAATAAATTTAGCTACAACTGTAGAAACAGCTATGTTTGGAACAAATAGTGCAGGTAGTCAATTACCCACAATAAATGAAACTTACATTGTTAAATCTTTTAGGGTTACAAATAATACAGGCAATACACCAACAATAACAATTAAGAATAATGCTTTTAACATAGTAAACACACAGACTTTATCTGCAAATTCTAGCACTGAAATACTTACCCTACCTTTAATCGTAGAGGGCAGCACAGCTTTAAAAGTTACAATGAGTTCCACAGATTCTGTAACAATAGGTATTAGTTATATGAACATAAACAAGGAGACAATAGACTAATGAAAACAACAATCGTAAACGGTCAAGAGGTTCCGGTAATTGAACCAACAAAAGTTACCACAAAAATTAGTAATGTTAAGACTGGAGAGGTCTACGCTTCTGAAGAAGAATGGAAAGCTAAAAATATACCAGAAACTGACATAAGAAGAGACGTAAACGTGGTAATGCCTAGACTTGATTTGTTCGGAAAAACAAAGTAAAACGAGGGATTGAGGTTAAAATATGGCAATTTCTAGAATGCAACTACCCAGAGAACTATACGAAAGTGGCGGAATTACGTCATTACAAGACCCTAGACAAGGGTATTTCTTAGGTAAGTTAGTTAAAAAAATTACTAAACCAATTAAAAAAATAGTTAAATCACCGATAGGTAAGATGGCCCTAGCAGGAGCTGCATTATATGGACTAGGTGGTGCTAAGTTTTTAGGTGGTCAGGGTATGTTTAGCGGAGGCCAAGGTATGTCTCGTTTTGGAAACTTAATGAATTTATTTAGACCCGCTGCAACAAATATCTCAGGCAAAGATGGTATACTTAGTAGTTTGTTTTATGATCCTAAAGGTAAATTTAGTTTAGGTAGAGCAGCCTTAACAGGTTTAGGAACAGCCGGCATAGTTGCACCATTCTTAATGGGTGGCGAAGATGAGGAAGAAGAAGTTGTAGAGCAACTAGATCCAAACGCAATCAGACAAAGAGCGATGGATTATTACAGACAAGGTTATTCACCTAAAGAGTCGGGTTTATTTTTTATGCCAGGCCAACAATTTGTTAACAGAAATTTTTATGCTGCTGGTGGTGGATTAGCCGATGTGCCTGGTTATGGAACACCTCCAGGAACTAATAAGTTTAACTACCCTAGTGGTGGAGAAACTGTAAGAGTAAAAAAACAAGAAGGTGGTCTCATGGACCTAGGAGGTCTAGAAAAAGATTACAGAGAAGGTGGTTTCGTACCATTAGGGGCTAAGGAAAGAGCGGACGATGTGCCAGCTAGACTTAGCAAAAATGAATTTGTATTTACAGCAGACGCTGTAAGAAATGCAGGCGGTGGCGATATAGACAAAGGCGCTGAAGTTATGCAAAACATGATGGACAATTTAGAAGCAGGTGGTATGATATCCGAAGATTCTCAAGGTATGAATCCTGCACAAGAAATGTTCGATCAAGCACAAATGATGGAGAGTAGAATAGCATAATGGCATTACCAGATTATTTAGAAGATACAGCCAAGGATTTTGCCGAACAGGCAACGGCGGCATATAGTGCTCCTATCAACACGGGCATGTTTACCGGTAAACAATTTGTTGCTGGTGAAGATCCATTACAAACTCAAGCAATTAATTTAGCACAAGCAGGTGTCGGTTCTTACGCACCTTTTTTACAAGCAGCAACAGCAGCAACAGGACAACAAGCTTCTGATATAGCTGGTTTAAGAAATCTTAGTGGACCACAGGCTTACCAACCTTTCATGTCTCCATATCAAACAGACGTGATAGATGAAACTTTACGACAGTACGATCAATCAAGAATCGGTGGTAGACAATCAATTCAAGATGCTGCAGTAACAGCTGGAGCTTTTGGTGGTGGTAGAGAAGGAGCATTGTTAGGACAATACGATGCCGATTCACTTGCTAACAGATCGGGGATCAGGGCAGGTTTATTACAACAAGGATTTAATCAAGCACAACAATTAGCTCAAAACCAATTTAATCAACAAGGCAACATTGCTCAAATGCAAGGCTCAATGCCAGGGCAGTTTGCAAGTCTTTCTAACTTTGGTAGACAATCAATGGGCCAAGACATTTCAGCTCTTGGTGGACTTGGTGCACTTAGACAAGGAATGACTCAAGCTCAATTAACTGCAGATCAACAAGCACAAAGAACTGCAGCTTACGAACCATATGGAAGATTAAATCAATACCAATCTGCGATAACTGGATTATCTGGAGCAACTCCAGGATTCCAATATCAAGATCAACCTGTAAGTAGTCCATTTACGACTGCACTTCAAACAGCTCTTGGTGTAGGTGGATTGTATAATAAAATATTCGGGTAGTTATGACTAAAAAAAGTAAAAGAAGTTTAACAAGTAAAGCAATTGGATTTTTAAATCCTTTAGATTCAGACAAATCTACAATAAGAAAAATAGGAGAGACAGGTTTGCTTTCAGCTGATCTTATATTAAGAGGACTTGGACTATATAAAAAAGGCGGTCGTGTAGGTTGTGGAGTAGCTAAAAGAGGATTTGGAAAAGCATTGAGGAAGAAATAATGAGACCACTAAATAGACCTATGTTTAAAATTGGTGGCCCTGTTAAAGAGGGTATTATGTCTGGCATGCAGGACAGGCCAGGCTACAGTACGGGTAGAATAGTAACAGGTGCACTAAGTCAACTACCTAAAATTAAAAATTTTTATTCACAAACATTAGTTCCTAAAATTAAAAATATATTTCAAACACCAGCAGGCACAAAAACAGTTACAAAACAAGGACCTACTTTTGAAATGCCAGCAAAAACTACATATAGTAAAGGCTACAGAGGCACAATACCTGGTAAAAAAATAACACCTGGAACAGGAGAAGTTCCTATATATAAACCTAATATTTTGGGTAGAGATCCAACAGTTAGATTAGTTGGCGGCGTCTACAAAGCAATTACAGATCCAAGAGTGACTGGTGTAGCTGGTAAAGCAGCTCAATTAGTGTTCTCTCCAACTGGAGTAGTGACTGGTTTACTTTATGCAAACGGAAGATATTTTAATAAAGACACTGGAGAAGAAGTTCCACCACCACCAAATGCAGATCAACTTTCAATAGGAGCGCCGGGAGGAGACTCAACAGGAAACGTTGGACCAGCTGGTATAAAATCAGATGGGACGTATGGAACTGCAGCAGATGCAAAAGCAGCTCTTGAAAGAAACGTAATTCCAAAAGAAGACCCTCCACTTACAGCAAATGAACAAAGAGAAGCTTTAAAGAAAAAATACTATGACATCATGGAAATAGATAAACTGACTAAGAGAGCTACAGGAGACGCTTTAATCGCAGCTAGTCAAGATCTAGCTAATTTAAATAGAGAAGGTATTACACTTAAAGAAGGATTAAGATCCGGAGATTTACAATCTAGATTAATTGCTAGTGCTAGTAAAGCGTTTGATAAACCTGATAAAACTAAAAGTGCTATTGATGCTGCAATACTCAAAGCAGAAATTACAAAAGACATTAACAAAGAAAAAGATGCTTTAGCTGCAGAGCTTACACAGAAAAGAATACAAGTAGCAGATAAACAATTAGCTGGAAGTTCTTTTGAAGAAGTTGTATCAGACGCTACAGTAAAAGGTTTTCCTCCAAAAGGTAAAAGTCTTGCAACTCTTTTCAGAGCTAAGACAGGTTTTGATGCTTCAGTACTAGATTCTTCAAAAGTTCCACAAGGTGTAGATGAAGAAGTATATTTACAAGGGGAAGTAGAATCAGCTAGAAAAGATGGTACACCTATTCCTCCAGGCTATTATGTAATTAGTAGTTCTATATTTATTATTGACGAAGCCGGCAATATATCTAGACGTTTATAGGGGGATAAATGGCCTCTGTATTTGACTCTTACAACAGTAAAAACGATAGTAGAAATAACTCAGTAGGAACTATTGAGTCTGTATTATCTGGTGTTGCATCGGGTTTAATTTCTATACCTAAAGGTTTCTTTTCTTTGGGCGCAACTCTTATGGATCTTGGAGTAGACCAAGGTAGAGCTGCAAAGGTAGAATCATTTTTTGATGATCTTACAGAATTTGATGAGAAAGCAGAAGCTACAGCTGCGGGACAAATTACAGAAGCATTAGTTAATATAGGTATACCAGCAGTAAAAGGTTTTAAAGTTGGTGCAGCCATGGCTGACGATGCAATGAGAGCTGCGAGAGGTGGTAAGTATTTTAAAGCTAACTCATCTGGCCTTAACAATGCAGCTAAAAAAGCTGCGGAATTAAATGCAAAAGGTAAAACAAATAAATTTATAGCAGGAGCTATTGGTGGTGGTGTAGCAGAAGGTATCTTTGTCGGTGACGTAGATCAAGTGGGTACACTAGGAGATTTAATCGGTGGTCCAACGCAAATTGAAAGAGGCACTGATGATGATCCTGCAAGAGATCTTTTAAACAGAGTTAAGTTTGGTACAGAAGGAGCTTTGTTTACTGGTGTTATAGGTGGCACCGGTAGTCTAATAAAAAAACTTACCAATAGAAATCAACAATTAGATGTAGCAAACTCTAAACTAGATGCATTTATAGATAAAATTGCATCGGGGTTCAGGGCAAGAAGCGGTAAGACTCAAGAGTTCTTTGATATAGAAAGAACATCAATAGGTGAAAGAGCAGCTGATGCTGCGTCTGCCAGAAATATATCCAGAGAATTAGATCAAAGTATAGATAAAATTTTTAGTCCATACAGGACTATAGCTAATCAAGCAGCTGCTAAAGATAGAAATAAATTATTAACAGAAATTAATGATCTTCTTTTATCAGGTAAGGCTGAACTAGATGACCAAGGTGTAGCAACGTTTGGTAAACTAGATGAAGTAAAAAAAGATGCATTAGTAAAAAAATTAAAAGGCCTAAACGTAGATGATGAAGTTATCACAGACATACTGGGTAACCTATCTAACATGAGAACTAAATGGTCTGACCTGTTCTCTAAGTTAGGAAGATCACTTGGACAAAACGAAATACAAGAATTTAAAAAATTATTTGGTAATAAGTTTAAAAATTATCTTGGGTCTACATATGACATATTTCAAAATCAAAGCATACTACCTTGGTTAAGATACACACCATCAAGACAAGCAATTGATGAAGCAAAAGAAGTTTTTATCGCTAGTGCAAAAGAAGCTGGTGAAGTGATGACTGACCTTCAAGCAGAGCAGGCTGTATCTAGAGTATTAAAAACAGCTAGACTTCCTAAAGGTATTAGAATGGATAAACCTTCTGATGCTATATTTGAAGTGCCTAACTTTTTTGTAAACCGAACTACGTTAGATGAAGTAGTTACTAATAGAGGTTCTGCATTAGTATCAGCAGGTGCTATCAAAGAAGGAGATAGACAGGTATTTGAAAAACTACTTGGTAAACAAACAAACCCTATGCAGACCATACTTGGTGGCACAGCTAAGTTATCTATGATTACAAGAAGAAACTTATTCTTTGATGACTTAATAAAAAAATCAGAAGAACTAAAAGCAGCAGGTAAAACACCTATGTTTGCTAAAAATCAAGATGAAGCTCTTCAATTTTTTGGTGATGATTTTAAACAAATAAGAATTGATCAAGCTAAAACATTAAGTGTTGCAGCAAAAGGTGGAAGTGTAAATCCTCTTAATGAATTATATACAACAAGTGCTATGGCAGATGCATTAGAAGGCACGTCTCTTGGTTTTGATAAAGCTGGCATGTTAGGTCAACTATATCAAAGTTTAGTTTTATATCCAAAGGGTCTATCACAAATAGCAAAAACAATTTTATCACCGGTAACACATGTTAGGAACTTTGTAAGTGCTGCTGCATTTGCAACAGCCAATGGTATCATACCTGACGGCACCGCTATTAAAAATGCATATCAAGCATTACAAACACCATTAAAAGGTACAAGACAACAAAATGAATTGTATGAAAAACTTTTAAAACTAGGTGTTGTAAACTCCAACGTAAGACTTGGAGATCTAACCAGGCTGCTTGAAGACGTAAACTTTGGTGAAACAATGACATCAGATAAAGGTTTAAGAATGTTATTAAAGCCATTATCAAAATTAAAATCTGTATCACAAGATCTATACACAGCTGAAGATGACTTCTGGAAAATAGCATCATGGGCCATGGAAAAATCTAGACTTGAAAAAAACTTTGAGAAAGTTGGTTTAGTAAGAGGACAATTTTTTAAAAGAAATGGACAAGAAGTAAGATTAACAGAAGAGTTTTTAGAAAACGAAGCAGCAGACATAGTCAAAAATAATATACCTAACTATGATTATGTTCCTGAATTTATAAAAAGTTTAAGAAAATTACCTATCGGTAACTTTGTATCGTTTCCAGCAGAAATAGCTAGAACAGGTACAAATATTGTAAGACGTGCATTAAGAGAGATAAATGAAACAATAGAATTAGCTGATGGAACTGTAGTAAAACCTTTTCAAAACATAGGATACACTAGACTATTCGGGTTTGGATCTACGGTAGTGGCTGTTCCATATGCAACTGCTGAAGCTTTTGCAGCTATATACGATGTAACAAAAGAAGAGAGAGAAGCTCTACGTAATTTTGTAGCTCCATGGTCTAGAAATTCTACTATCCTACCTATTAAAGATGAAAAAGGTAATTTTAAATACGTAGATTTTAGCCATGCTAATGCTTACGATACTCTAACAAGACCAATACAAAACGTAATAAATGCTGTGGCTGATGGCAGAACAGATCAAGATGGAATCATGAATGACTTTCTTGTTGGTACGTTTAATGCAATGAAAGAGTTTGGTCAGCCATTTGTTTCAGAATCTATATGGTCAGAAGCAGTATTAGATATTGTAGCTAGAGGAGGACGAAGTAGAGAAGGCTTTCAAATTTATAATGAACTAGATACAGATGGTGATAAGGCCAGCAAGATAATGGGTCACTTAGTCAAAGCACTTATGCCTTTTTCATATCAACAATTAAAAAGACTTGATCAATCTATAAAACCTGTAGATGTTTTAATGCGTGGTAAAAACGCAGAGTTTGACAAGTATGGGGAAACGTTTGAGTTTGGTAATGAGTTTGCAGGTTTGTTTGGCTTTAGAGCGGTAAATGTAAATCCTGAAAGAACTTTAAAATTTAAAATAGCAGACTACCAAAAAGGAGCTAGAAATGCTAGATCACTTTTTACTAGAGAAACTTTACGTGGTGGACCAATAGAACCAAGAGAAATTGTAGACGCATATATAAATGCAAACAGAGCCTTGTTTGATGTAAGAAAAGATATGTCAAACAATATAGATTTTGCACAGACTTTAGGATTAAATGAAGACACAACTTTAAGTACATTGGGTGAGAGATTATCTAACAGAGACATAGGTTCTTTATTAGAAAATGAGTTTAGACCTTTTGTTCCGTCAAGAGAAATTAGACAAGCGTTTGAAGAAAATGCTTTAAAGATTGGTGTAGCTAATCCATATGACAGAGCAGATGAAGTTATACAAAACTTAGCTGATCAAATGTCAAACGTAAGTTTATCAAACGTATCGTTTCCTATATTTGAAAACCCTTTACTACCTATCATGGAAGACACTCCTGCAACACCTACGTCAGTGTTCGGTACAGCAGCACCAAATATAAATATAGTCAACACAAATCAAGGTAACAACAATGCATTTAATAACTTGACAACACAACAGAAATTAGATCTACTATTCAACAGGCAATAACATGGCTAAAAACGCATTACAAAAAATAGAAGATCATGAAAAACTTTGCAGAATAATGCAGAAGCAAACTCATGACAAGATACATAAACTCGAACATCAAATTAATCGAGTAGAAAGTATTTTATTAGTGTCTACCGGAGCATTGATCTCAGGTATGGCGTATGTTATATTTGCTTTAGTAATGAAATAAAATGGAACTTTCACGTAACTTCTCCCTTCAGGAGCTTATCAAATCAGACACTGCTATTCGTTTGGATATCAATAACAATCCTAACTCAGGTCAGATAGAAAAATTAAAAGCATTGTGTGAAAATATTCTACAACCGGTACGTGACCACTTCGGTAGAGTAAAGGTGACTAGCGGATTTCGTTCAGAACAACTGTGTTTAAAAATAGGTAGCTCGATCAACAGCCAACATGCAAAAGCTGAAGCGGCAGATTTTGAATGTATGGGCACAGACAACGCTGAGCTAGCTGACTGGATTTATTCAAACTTAGAATTTGATCAATTGATACTTGAGTTTTACACTCCTGGTGAGCCGAACAGTGGCTGGATACATTGCAGCTACACATCTGATCAACCTAGAAAACAATTTCTATGGGCTTACAAATCAGAAGGTAAGACTAAATATAAACCCGTAATTGGAAAAGCAAGAGATTTAGTTTAAAAATACCAAAGCATACACATAACCAGACTAATCCATAGTCCCATTCTTATAACTACTCCAGGTCTTAAATCCATTCTTTTAACTCCTCTCCCATTATCTGGGTTGCAATATTAACTTTCTTACGCAAAGCTTTAACTATTCTAGTATCAACAGTCTTCTCACATATTATATCTATGTAAGTCATAGGTCGTGTTTGACCTATACGATCTATTCTAGCCTCTGACTGTTGTCTTTTTTCTAGATCATAACCATTAGAATAATATATCATAGTACTAGCCGCCGTAAGAGTAATACCATATCCTCCAGTTTGTGTAGTTCCTATGAAGAATCTAACAGCAGAGTCTGGATCTTGAAACTTCTTAATATTTTTTTGTCTATCTTCCTGTGGTGTAAGACCGTAATAATCAACAAAAGTATCTGGACCAAACTTCTTATGAATAGACTCTATTATTCTATGCACATCTCTTTGAAAGTTAGCCCATATGACAACTTTACCCTCTACTTCATCTAATAGATCCAACAATTCTGGCAATCTATTTGTTGCAAGCTCATGCATAGTGCCGTCATCAGCTGTAAAATTACCGCAAGTTATCTGTTGTAGTCTCATTAATTGAGTTAATACTGTAGCTGTAGTCATCATCTTACCATTAAAATTAGCAAGGGCTAGTCTACTCATTTCTTTGTATATTCTCAATTGATCTGGTGTAAGTGTAACTACACGTTTCATAAACGTTTTCTTTGGTAGATCTAAACACTCATCTTTTAATACACGATAAGAAAACTCTTTTAGTTTTTCTGCCAACTCATCTAGTCTCTGATAACCTGTAACTATTTGTACTGACCTACCACCAAAGTTTGCTGTTTTCATAACGGCATATCTAGTTCTAAAAGTATAATAAGACTCATGGCCTAACAGACCAGGGCTCAGGAATTCACACTGTTTGTATAAATCTAAAGGTGATTTTGTTACAGGAGAACCTGTAAGAATTCTATTGTACTTTGTAGCCAGCCCTAGTTGACAAATATTTTTAGTACGTTTAGCTTCTGGATTTTTTATAGTAGTAGACTCATCAATTGCCATCATGGCTCTATGAGAGAATAAAAATTTCTGTGCAAAGTCCACACCTTTTTGAGTTGATAATGCTTCAACATTCATAATAAGTATATGTAAATCTTCACCTGTTTCAAACAAACTATCTAAAGATGCAGTTTGTTTTTTTGTAATTAGCGGTTGCCATAAAACAGTTTTATGTTCTATGTGATCAACTATGTGTGTAGGTATTTCATTTTCATACCAGTTTTTTACTACACCTTTGGGCGCCACAATTAGAACACCATTGATCTTACCGTTATCATAAAGCATAGATATATTATCTATTAATACTTTTGATTTACCTGTACCCATCTCCATAAAATAAGCAAAGTACGGTCTATCCCACGACATTTCTAACGCTTTAATTTGATGCGCGTAAGGCTTAGTCTTAAATTTATAATTCATAATTTTTCTTCTTTCTGTATTGACATCCATATAAACATCTTTATATTGTTTGTCAATGAAAGAAAGAATAGTTTATTTAGTACAAGACGTACCTGGTACAAAAGCTGGAACACCTAAAATAAATATTGTGGGTGCTACAGATTATGGAAAAGTTGTTCCGTTGTTACCAGAGCTTTCACAAATAATTTTTTCACCGGGTCCATTAATTTTTAAGTTAAGAAAACTTTTAAAAGATTTTCAACCCGATGATTATTTATTATTAACAGGTGATCCTGCTATCATAGGTGTTGC